CTCTATTCACGACATACCTATTCAATGGGTACATCTTAAGACCTTTCGGTCCCATATAAATGAGAGAGTTACCGCCTGTGACAAGATGCTTAAGTGCTTGGTGGATAACAACACGATCATCAGAAGCTGAAATGTCTTCCATGATCATACGTTCCACCTTAGCAAACGCCAAGTCCAAATCCGACCGGATCTCTGGGGGAATTTCTTCCTGAAGATTAGCGTCGTCAATCTGTAGTTTAAAGAAGCTAGTTTGTGGAGGTAGAAGTGCAAGCATTAGCTTGGCACTCAAAACGCTCACACCATTAGCTCCAACTGATTGCCACGGTGTCTTCAGATTCCTTGCCCCCTTAGTATAGTCTTCCTGTCCTCGGATAAGGTAAGGGAGAGTAAGATCGGATGCTTGTCTAGCCATGTCCAGGAACTGGGCACGATCGGCTTGCAGATAATCGTATCTACTTTTAGCTGATTGCATTAGATTTTAAGAAGTTTATTACGAATTGTTGATAGCCCTGATGCTTCATACCCAGGCATACCGGGAAGTTGAGAGCTAATATTCTTTGTAATTTTTAGGGCGGCTTGCCCTTCAACAGTATTAGGACGTGCTGCGATAGCGTCAGCTCTCTTTTTCTTTTCTTCAGCAGCCTTACGTTCTGCATCTAATCTAGCAAGACGTTCAGCCTCTGATTTTTTAAAAGCCTCAATGCCTGCTGAAACTTGAGAAGCAACACTAGGACCACTAACAGTGGTGGGTTTATTACCAATCACTAGCCCAGCTGATGCTGCTGCTGTTGGTGGAGTGATTGTAGGCTTAGGTGCTGGTGTAGGTGTAGGACGTGGGTCTGCTGCTGGAGCTGGAGCAGGCGCTGGCTTTGGAGCATCAGGACCTTGGCTTACCAAAGAAGCTAGTCGCTGCCTGTTAAGTGTACCACCATGTTGGTATCCAAAATGAGTACCAGCTTTATGCCATGCATTTTGTAGAGTATTAGTCCCATAAGTTGTACCGGTACCAGAACGTTTACTGGCACCCATGTATCCATAGAAACTACTATGTGATTTGTTCCAATCTTTACCGCCTCCAACTGAGGCGACCATTAGCTTACGAACGTCATCACTAATGCCAGGAATTTTATGCTTATACATTAGTTCCAATCCTCCATATAATTAATGATCCATTCAACAACACTACGTTGACCAGATCGGTACATAATTTTCTCCATTGTATCTTCAGGTGTAGGGTTAGTTGGGGGATAGATCTCTTGGAGCTGCTGGATCATGGCAGAGGCTTGCATCCCTTTAACTTCTAGGAGATCAAGCGTATTGGGGGAGATTGACATTACTATGCTCGAAAAAAGCGGGCATTCTACCTGATTGCGTGAAGGAAAGCTCTGGAGCCTTGCCTTGATACATCAAATTATCACTAGAATCCCACCAGAATTTTTTGTCCAAATATTTAGAGTAGGTATTCTTACCTAGTGGTTGTAGTACCCAACTCATGGTAGCCTTCCTCAGTTTATCCAAAGAAGGAGACCATTCTAGGCCCATCTCTTTACATAAAAGAGAATTAGTTGCTACGTGGACCTGTTCATCCCTGCTGATATCGGCTGAAATTGTACGCATTCCTGCGTCACCGAGAGCGCGAAACAAGGGTAAGAGAACGAAGAAAATAGCACGTTCGGCAACCATCGCTTTGACGATTGTATGATCAGGATGCTCAATCCAAGCCTTCTGTAGGCGTTTTGCCTCCTTTTCACACTCATGGTCCACTCCGTAAGCTGAGGCGATGTAACCAAGTGCCACGTCGTGATTAATTTCGTCTTTGACGTTCGATTCAAGTAGTACTCGCGCTGAAGATGGAACATTTTTCTCCAATGCATCCGTTATAAAATCACCAACAGGCAATTCCATATGCCTCATGGCGAGGGCACGGAAGATAACTTCCTCCGCACCTTCTTTGCATGTACCAGCTTCCATTTGAACTGGTGTCCATTTGCGCTTCCGCGCTAGTAGTTTTTCGTAAGGGTTCATTCTTGACAATCACATGTAATTTCTTCATTAAGTAATGAATCAAGATAATCGTCAACTTCACCCTCTTCTAGAGCAGCATACGCATCAGTCTTATCTTGAACATTCCCCATTACTTGGAGGGAATAGTACATAGATGTCTGGGGCGAGTCAAGCCACTCCTGGATAAAAGCTTCATCATACGTGATCATATCAGACCATGTATTAAAGCTATAACCATGTAGAAGTCCAGTTCTAGTATATAGAGTTACAATACCATCTGCAACTCTCTTGTAAGCCTCGTAGCCTACATCTGAGGCGATCTCTACGTCGCCATAGTTATATGTTTGTACTCCGAAAGTACCTGAGTCGCGATCGACTGTCTGCGAGATAGGTGGAGCGATTTCTGGTGTGCAAGTATAGCCATCCAAATCCACGCTTCGGTAACTGCAACTGGCGGTTGGCGCGAGAGCAAAGGCTCGAACCATATCATAGTTCCTAGCGATTTGGGCTGCTTGCTCAATTCCTGAATTAATCTGAGAGACGAGTTCATAAGCTGGAGATCGGACTACTTCATTGTTGTTAAATTGTTCCAGAGCACGACCAAATTGATCATAACTTACTCCATACCTCCTTAGGAGATTGGCCAATCCGAGGACTCCAAGTCCGACTTGTTTGTCCACATCGGATGACAAGTACTCACCAGACTGTCCAACGCCTGTTTTGCCATGGAGTGAGCACAATTCGGACATACCTGTAACAAAAGCTTTTGGGATGTCGTCGAACTCACAGGCACCGAAATTGACATGTTGCAACAAGCAAGTTCCGCGTGATGGCAAATATACCTCGAGACAGACATTACTTCGGATTCGTTTTCCTTCATTGTCATATTTTACTTTGTTGAGCCAGATGTCACCGGTACGGATACCATAGAGGAGTTCATCTTTGAAGTCACAGTTGTCCCACCATTCTTGTTTAATGTTGATGCATCGTTTAACCCACGGGAGTTCTTGACGACTACAAGATATAAACTCCCTAGCATCAGGGTGGCTGAGATCAATATGAAGAACAATCGCGCCATTACGGTAGGTGCCACCTCTGCGGAGTATTTCATTGAGTGTTGAGTAGATTTTTCCGAATGATACTGGTCCTGATGCGACGAGTTTATCAGGGCCTTTAATTGAGACTGTACCTTTGGGTCGCAGTTTCGACAGGTGGATCGCGCAACCCGCTCCATTTCTAAGAGCATGTGACGCAAAACGCCAGCTTGCTTCGATTCCATTTGGGCCTTCCATTGAGTCTTCTACAACGAAGACAGTACATGATACGGGCAGACGGGATTCAGGATTATCAATCCAAGATTGGACTCGTCCTGTTCGGGAGATAAGTTCGGGTGACATACTAGTTTACTAAATCTGTTAGAGTAGGTGGTTTGTAATTAGGTCCTTTTAGTACCTTACCATCAGCACGACGGATAGGCTTACCATCAAGACCAAGCTTAGACATGTTCGACCTATGGACACGATGCATTGCTTCATCAAGATCCCATTCCATGTTCTCAGCGTATTGGTAGCAAACATATACTAGATCTGCTAGCTCTTTCAATATGTTTACATTCGGTTCTTTTGTATGAGCAGTACAGAACTCCTTATATTCTTCATCGATCAAACTCTTCTGAGTCGAACGATTTGAAAGAGAGTTCGATACCTGATATCCGTTCCGGAATTCGATCGCTTGATCGGAGAGACTCTGTTTCGAGTAATGTGTGCTGTAGCTCATTTTCTAGGTAATGGATTGCTTTCTTTAAATCTTGTGTTTTGTCGTGTTTGTATCCAGCACGACTAATGTATTTCACTGCATTACCTAAATGGTAATTTAGTCCTTGGTCTCTAATGAAATCCCAAGGTTCGATACAGCCTCTACGGTAGTAATCAGGTCCTGCGGTTTGTTCCATTGGGCGATAAGTTGTTTTAGATTGTTTCCTAGAACAAAATTTTGACGTTGTAGTGCAAGGAAGATAGTCATCATATCATCCTTAGTTGTTTCAGGTCTCTCCAGAGCGTCTTGAATCTGACGCATCTTTAGATCCTGCTCCATCGTTAGTGATACTATCGGTGGTGGGGGTCCATAGAATTGGCTTTTGTTCTCTGAAGTCATAGTCTGTGCATTGTAGGATCTTTGCCAACCTGGCATTTTCAAGTGCAATTTCTTCTGAAAGATCTTTGTCAGCAAACGCTTCCACAACGGTCTTCCAGTTGTACCCTTTTTCTTCAAATAAGGCAACTGCTCTCTTGACACCAATACCAGGAACACCGGAGTATCCATCTGTTTGATCTCCACTTAATGTTTGAATAAAATGCCATTGCCGTGCATCCTCTTCTTTCACACTCATGGTCTCTTTCATGTCAAAGAGAGTGCCAGGGATTTGACGTAAATCCTTGTCAGGGGAGCAGATAACATTACCAGTATGGGCAGTGGCGTAAATACCTAGAGCATCATCAGCTTCTAGGGTTGGCATAACAATAACTTCATACTCTTCTTTGAGAGCATTAATGACACGCTTGTATCCACAAGGTTTCTTTCTATTGCGATGCCCTTTATAATCAGGTTGAATAGCTTTCCTAAAGTTACGACTATCACTAAAGAATAGGATAATTTCAGGGTCAAAAAAATTCTGTGATATCTTTTTTAGTTCTCGTTTAACACATGCTATAGCATCCGAGAATTTACTTGTGACGACAATAACATCTTCACCGAAGTCTATTTCACTTTCGGCTCCGGCGCAGCATTTATACACTACATAGTCGGCATCGACTAGTAGTTTCATCTGCCTTGTCCTCGTGTTTGCTTCCTTCCATGGGAAGGCTTACTATTCTTACCTTGTCCTTGTCTTGTTTTCTTAGATTTAAATGGAGTCAAAGTGTTTTGACCCATAAGGGATTTACTTCTCAAATTAATTCACCAAAGTCTTTTTCAAAAATAGCCAAGCCTTCTCTTGTCAAGACATTATCAAACATCTTATAGAATGTAGAAGGTGGCAATGTAATAACGTCTGCACCATAGGCCAGACAACGGGCTGCATGATGTGCATCCCTAAGTGAAGCTGCTAGAATCTGTGAATTAGATCTGAACTTAAGTTGTCCTAGGGCACGTACAAGCTCTACTCCACTGAAACTATTATCATTCATCCTACCAACAAATGGTGAGATGTATGTAGCACCAGCAGTCATAGCCATAATAGCTTGGGCTGCACTAAATACTAGAGTTACATTAGTCTTAATGCCTAGATCAGATAGCCGCTTGCAAGCTTCAATACCATCTAGTGTACATGGTAGCTTGATTGTAATACAGGGATGGATGACATAATAGCCCTTAGCTTCTGTCATAAATTCATCTACAGAATCTCCGCATACTTCTACGGAAAGACTTTCTAGATTAGGGTAACCCTTTAGGATATTAGAAACGATCTCCCTATAAGAGACACCAGTTTTCTTGACAAGGGTGGGGTTGGTGGTGATACCTGAAATAAGACCAGTCGAACAAATAGGGTCTATCTCATTAATATCAGCTGTATCAAGAAAGATTTTCAATGTGTTTCACTCCAGTTTTTTCCGGTGGTTGCTTCGGCGTCGATTCGCACCCGCATGTTGTAGTACTCTCCAGCTTCTGTAGCGCTAAGTACCAAGGATGAACATAAGTCTTTGGCGTGATCTGGGTCGCATTCAAATTGTAATTCATCATGTACAAAGGCTAGCTGTGAGCAGCATAGCTGTAGGTCTTTTATATGTTGATTGTTAATTAGCATCCAAGATTTCGCGACAACTCCGGCTCCCGACTGAAGCAGGTAGTTTAATGCTTTATGTGGCGAATCAACCAATATTTTTCGGCCATCGATAGACTTGATGAACCCTCTTTCTGAAGCTTTTTTAATAGCACTAAGGAGTGAATCCAATCCGTCAATCGCTTCAATATAGGCGGCACGAATCTCCTTTCCTTTGCGCTTCGCTGCAGAGGACGATAGTAACTTGTCATAACTGTGTCCGATTTTTTCATCACCCGCACCATACAGAAATGCGTATGAAATTGTCTTGATTTGTTTGCGAGAAACGCCCACCTTATCTGCATTTACTTGGTGGATATCTCCGTTGAGGAGGATGTCTGCGTATCTACCGTCGTCAAACCTGGCCAAATAATGGCTAAGCATGCGTAACTCAATCCCAGACAAATCAGCCCCGACCATAAGTTGACCCGGACTTGGTATGAAAAGTTTTCTAAATCGTTCATCAGCGGGAACTTGGGACAAATTTGGATGACGGTGGGCTGCGCGATGAGTGGATGTAGCAACACTACAATGGTGATGAATCCTAGACTTCGTAACAAGCTTGAGCCATGCGTTGACGCCTTCTGAGATCATCCCCAGCTTCTTCGTAATATCGAGACATTTCATGAACTCCGAAGCAATCGGTGGTCCATCTGATGCAATTATCTCCTTCAGTACAGTCTCGTCTATAAT